GTAGATCCATCACCACCAGATACAGTGTAGTGTGTTGTTAAAGTTTTTAATGTGCCATCAACAAAAAAGTTTAAATCGTCATTATCAAAAAACTCAAAAGGCACAGCAAAAGATGTTTGAGTTGCACCTTGACCAACCGTATACGAAACGCGTGGGTTGTTGTCTGATAAATTAATTGTCATACTTTACCTCTTTTTTATGGAAATAGCAGTCAAAATAAAAAGTAGCAACGCACAAAAAGTTATTCAAAACCTTCTGCAAAACCTTCTAATGCATTACTTACATCTCTAACTTGTTCTTTTATTAAAAAATTACCAATCAAAGGTATTTGCCTAACAGATTGATCAACAAACTCAGAGTAATCACCTCTAACAAAATCTTTTGCACCTTTAATAAATCCATAACTATAATCAGCTGGCGCACCAAATATAGAAACTACACCACCTAAAGGATCTGGGTCTTCTTTAAATTTAGGCTCAAAAGGTGTAGGATTTGCAATATCAAAAGCCATGCCCATTTCTAAAGATCTGTAAGTTAAATCGCTATACAAAGCTGCAAGACCTGAGTAATCAAATGATCGAAGAAACTTATCTTCTAAGTCCATATCTTCTAAAGCCCAGCTTGGCGTTCTCATTTTCATAACCTGATAACCTAAAAACATTGCAACTAAAAAATGTATTGCTGGGTTTCTAACTGTACCTTGTGCATAGTTAGTTGTTATTTTGTTAAACGCACCAAACGTATAGGTGTAAAACGTAAAAGGTAGGGCTAAGAAAGGTGACTCAATCTCTGCATAACCTTGTATTCTTTTAGACTCAGGCAACCCCATCATGTCTGCTAAATGCTTTGGCATATAAGTTTTGCCACTCATAACATACGGCTTATCAGAAGCAGTACCCATAATAATTCTGTTCATAACGCCAGATCGAAGCGCACTTCTAAAAGCATTTACAGCATCAGCATCTGACCACATCTCAGTATTAGCAAGAATAAAACCATTATCAGTTTTTTCAAAAGGAGAAGCTGCTATCTTAGCTGCTAAATCTTTATCTATATTATATCTTGCTAAAAATACTTTTTCCCAATCAGAAGCGCCATCATTAGCAAAACGTGTGGCTGCTTCAATAATTGTATGCGCTCTAAATGTACTTTCCAAAGTCTTAGCAAGTAAAGTTATTTGAGAAAGTAAATTAAATTGGTAAAATGCATTATTAATCTTATCAGTAAGACCACTGCGAAACGGATCATTAGATAGTGACTCAAGCCATTTCATAGAATAAGTACCACCAATAACCTCAAAGCCATCACCAGCTGCTTGCAATTCTTTTCTACTAAGCTTTAAACTATTTTCATCAAGCAAAGCCATAATACCTTTGCCAATAGTTCTCATTTTATTATCTAATAATATATTTGCAAAGTCTGTTAAAGCAGCTTGACCAGCGCCACCAAGAAATGTCCATTGTGTAGCTGATTGTAAACCTTGAGCAATCTTAGTATCTAATTTATCTGGCTTAAGTGTTAATCGACCAACAACTCTTTCATAAGTGCCATAAAACTCTTTTGCTATTTTATTTATTTCTTTTTCATTCATATTAGATTTTTGCATTGATGCTCTCATATCAGCAACAAGCTCATCAATAGTTGCTGGAGTATCATCAATAGTTCTAAATTGTTTTGCAAAAGCGTATTTAGGTGCAACTTTACTATTATATGCAATCAATACTTGCTTTAGATCTGTAATCATAAACTCTTCTAGCGCAGAGTTAGGAACATTTAGTTTTCTATGTATAGTGTGTTTGGATCTACCAGAGCCAAAGAATGCATAATCTTCGTTAAAACCCTCATCATCAACCATATCAAGTATTTCATCAGCTGTATTGTTTGCTCTTTTACGCAAAGACTTTTCATCAGTAGACTGTCTAATAATCTCAAAGCGTTTTGTGGCTGGATTGTATGCTTCGATGTTTGGGTTCTTCTTAAACTCTTCTATAAGCTTAGATACAAACTTTTCTCTGTTTTGCTCTATGTATCTTCTATTAAAATATCTAGGAAAAAACGGTTCTCGCAAACCTTTATCTATATCAATGCCTTTTAAATACTCATCAATATTATTAAAACGATTTTTCATCTCATCAATATGCTTAGAGATGTTGCCCAAAGCTTTTTTCTGTTTGGCAGATAAAGCTAAATCATCCAAATAAGTAGAGAAGTTGTTTATGTTTGCTCGATAAGATGCTTCAAGCGCAGAAGATAAATCAGACTTTTCTGTTTTAAGTGTTTTAACAAGAGCAGTTTGTTTTTTTGACAAACCTATCTTTCTACCTGTTTTACCAGACTTTTGTATTTGTTTTATTTTAGTATCAAGATCTGTAATTTTTTGCTCTAAAAAATCTCTATTAGATCTCAGTATATCTTGAGCAACATTAGACACAGATGTTGTTCTTTTTTCTATATCTGTTTGGCGTGTAACCAAATAAGACCTTTGATTCAAAAGGCCTACATCGTTAAGAGATCTATCCCACTCATCAAAATATTCTCTTACAAGTTTTATTGCTCTAGTATCAGGTGCTGTATCAGGTGTTTTATTATTCATATACATATGAACAATATTCTTACTCCAATCTTCAAATGTAAGATTTTCTTTGCCAAATAAACCTCTTATCTTTTCAATACTATTTTGAATTGGCATATCAAGTGGCTGCGCTCCACCTCTTGGATTTACTTCAGACCATATCTTGTGAAGCTCATTATAAACACCACCCCACTTACCAGCTAATTCACCAGCTTCTTGCGCTACAGATTTACCAAACCCTTTACCTTGTTGATTTAATTTAAATGTAACGCCAGCATCATTTATTAAACGCATAAACATAAGCTTAACTTCATCTGGCGCATTAGAGTTCATTACAGTTTTTACTGGCGTTGGTAACGCTTTGTAAAAAATTGTGTCTGTAAACCATTTGCCAGTAAAATCTAAATCACCCTTACCTACCTCTGGCAAAGGTTCAGATGTAACAATCTGAGTAGGAGGTGTTGTATCTATTTCAGGCTTATTAGGGGATGCATCTACTGCTCTACTAACTTGTTTTGCATGAGTAGTTGCATTTACTAAAGCATTCTTTTTAATTTTATCTAATGCAGCACCACCACCAAAACCTATAAAAGATGCCATACTTTGAGCAAAAGCCTGAGTTGTTAAAGCATTAAGAATTGCTTCTTGAGCATCTCTACCTTCAGATAATTTATTAGCTAAATCTAAAGAATTAGGAACACCCACAAAGAATGCAGTATCAGCATTAGCAATTTTAAAGCCTCGTTTTTTATATGACTGATTTGCTAAATGCTCTAAACTATTTAAACCTAACTCTTGTCTGCCTTTGTTTTTACCAAATACAAGACCGCCACTTTTTATAGATCTTGAAAGAATGCCATAAGAAGCAAGCTCTGTTATCAACAAAGGATCAGCAGCAATTGTTTGAACAAAACCACTGCGCTCAATAATTTCTTGAGCAACTTGGCTTTTACTTGCATTTATAAATGCACGTTCAGCTTCTTCTACATTTATACCACCAGCCCGAATACGTTCAGCAACAAAACCATAAGCTGGAATACCCAATGATTCTATGTAATCTTCAACATCAAAATCTCTATCAAGAGATAACCCCCTGGCTTCGGCAAGAGTATCGCTTACAGCATTATTGAAATAAGTAATGCTGTTAGCCCACCAAGTATCACCATAGGTAGGAGCATTAGGAACAATTTGTTTTTGATCTTCTTGATTAGATGGCTTGAACTCTTGATATTTAAAATCAATCGGCACTGCTTGCTCCAACTAATATATTAGCATCTTCTTCTGTCATAAAATTTTCTTTAACTAAACGCTCAAGTATGTCTTTGTTTTCGTCTTGAAGAAGTAAAGATGGATCTTTAGAAAATTGATAAGCCATAAATGCAGCAGCACCTTCATCTGTCCCACCAGTAGGATCTTTAAACAAATCATCTTTTGTTGGAATACCAATAGCTTTCATCATAAACTTACCTAATGTAAATTCACTAGGAGGTTCTTTGCCTGTTATATCTTGCATTACAGCCCTGTATCTTGTGTAATATGTTTCTGTTAATCTTGACATATCTGCTTTTGGATAAGGTACATAATCTAAAAGATTAACAACCATTGGCATTTGTTGTTGAAAAACTTGTCCATCTTGCTCAATTTCTTCAGTATAAATATATGGCTCATATCTACCATTCTTCTGAACCATAACTTGTGCCATATTATTTTCATTTGGAAGCATAGTAAGCTTCCAATCAGCATTAAAATTAAGTGGTGATTGACCTTCAAGCTCAACTTCTAATAAAGTTTTTATTGTACTTTTTTTGGATTTTGTAAGTCTGATTTCATCATAAGCATCAAGTGTATCAAGTATAGCTTGCTCAATACCAACATCCATTTTTCTTATTTCTTCTTTAGTAAATCTAAGACTTCTAGCTTTAGCTACAGATCCACTAAGTGTTGGGCCTAGCATTCTATCATCTTTGCCATAAGATATTTCTATAAATTTATTTAACCTAGCTGTAAGCATATCTTCACTTCTCATACTTGGAAGAAGTGCATAAGATATATTAGTTAAAAGTTTTTGAGTTTTAACATCTGCTTCAGCAAAATTAGTTCTTAAAAAAGCTTTTACATCTTTTCCTATTACATTCTTAAACTCTTCTGGAAATGATTTTTCCATCTGAGATGCTTCACCAGCTATCCTTACAAGAGAAAGACCAAAAGAACTTGAGCCACCAGCATTACGCAACACTTCATAGTCAACATAAGCAGCACCCAATATTGCTTTAGCACTGTCGCTTAATTGGTGTGGCATATTTTTATTATTTAAAAGATTGTATCCAGTACCTACTGCGCCACCTTGAGTAAGTTTAGAATAAATATCAAAAAGGTTTTGTTGTCCCTCGGTTGTTTGTGGTGGGTTAGTTGCGCTCATTTCTAAGAAATCAACAACCTCTTTAGGAATAAGACCTGAGTTAAGAATAGGATCTAACTCTTTCATATATTCAGTAGGAACAAGTTTACCTCCTTTAAACTCAAAGAAAGCACCACCTTTAGTAGAAAAATAATTAACAGGATTTGAAGCACCATCACCTAGAAGCGGATTTAATATTTGTTCAGAGTAAACATTAATATCTTCTTTACCAGCAGAAGACCCAAGAGTTGTAGCTCTATCTATATTTCTAGCTATGGTTTCTCTTCTGTTAAATTTTTTTCTAAGACTTCGAGCATAACTTTTAAATCCCTCGATAACAGGATCTATGTTTATATCAGTGTCTCTTATTCTTCCTAAAATTTCTAAAGCAGCAGCTTCAGCCTCACCAGCAAACCTTTCCATAAACTCTATAGCATCACCAGTTCTTAAAGCTTGTTCTATTTCTGTAAGTTGGTCTTCAGAAAATCCTCTACCATTTGTTCCCTTTGAAATAGCATTAAATAAAAGAGGCTCTATCTTATCAGCTATAGCTTTATTTAATGCAGGGAGTTTATCTTCTTTTACCTGTGGTTCTAATTTACTAAATGCATCTAATGCATCACTCGATAGTTTCTTTAATTCTTCTGCATCACCAGAAAAATTATAGTCTTTTAAATTTAAAATAGCATTAGAATAATTATCTAATAAATTACTTCGTTGAGTATCTTCTTTACGCTTTATTGCTTTTTCCAACAAAGCTTGCGCTGGATTAAGCAATGTATTTAAGGTTGATGGGTCAAGATCTATACTATCTTTAGTAGAGTTTATTTTATTAATTAAACTTTTAGTTTCTGTTATAACATCAGGATCATCTTTATTTAAAATAAACTTCATTTCTAATGCTTGTATTTCAGATGTTAAAGATAACTGTGTATTTTGTTTATGTTCTTTTTTAATATATTCATCTTTTTTATAACCAACATCTTTAGCTTTTTGTCTAAGTTGTGCTAACTTTTTATGTTGATCGTTTGAAAGAAAATCAGTGTTGATTGCGGCATCAAGCTTTCCCATAACTTCAGCTGCTTCATCAAACTTTTTCTGATCGAGTAACGACTCAAACATAGTTTCATATTTACCAAATGCATTTGCATTAGTTATTTCTGCTTCAATTTTTTTCTTATCAAATGCTTGTCTGTGCGCTTCCTGATTAGCTTCAGCAATCATTTTTTCCTGATTTATAAGAGTTGCTTCTTGTGCAGATAATCTAGATTGATTTTCTTTTTCTATTTTTATTCTATTGTCATTATAGTTCTTAAGATTTTTAAATATATTATTTCTAACATCTTGCGGAATATTTGCCTTATGCAATTCTTCAACAGCTATAACAAGCTCACTAAGAGAAGATGTATAAAGACGTTTAGTATCATCATCTAAAGCAGCTGGAAGATAGTCTTCTAAAGAAGGTATTTGATTAGAAGCTAATGCTTGACCTAACTCATTAACTAAATTTTCATCATAAACAGATGGAGGAATATCTTCAATAATTTGCTGTAAAGATCTTCTAATAAAGTCTTCAGCTTCATCAAGTACATCACTATTTAAATCAGGATTGCTAGAAAGTGTTTTGTTTTGTGTTTTATAATTATCAATAGAAATATCTAAAGAAGTAAGAGGGAACTCACTAGCTGCTAACTCTTCATTAGTATTATCATTTTTTTGTTTTAAAGTAATATAAAGTTCATCATTTGCTTGATCTACAGCTGCCTTGTCTATTGACTGATACATATCAATATTACCAGAATACATTTCACGCAACGAACCAACATCTAAATTATCAAACTGTCTAACAATTTTAATAACCTGATTTCTTATATTTTCATTTTCAATTATTGAAGCTGCATTTACATTTCCTAATGCAAATTCTATTGCTTCTTTTTGATCAAGATCTACGTTTCTTGTTAACTCTGATAGTTTAGAGATTTCATAAAAAGCAGATATTTTTTGTCTTCTTACTCTATTGTTTGAATGTTCAGTTATATTATTAGTAACTTGAAAAGCTAAGTTTTCAGCATCAACAACCTTTTGAAGCTGTTCTTCATATTTAGCCAATCCCTCTTTACCATAATAAAGACCCCCTCTCATCTCAGAATTAAAAGTTTCAAGCTCTACTACATAATTTAACTTAGCGTCTTGTTTAACTTGCTCTATTCTACGTTTTTCAGCAGCTACTTCTAAATCAAACTTTCTTTCAGCTATCTCTTCAGATGCTGCATTAAATACAGTTTGCTTAAACCTACCTTCAGCTGCGCCAAATTTAGCCTCAATAAAACCTTTCATCTGAGAATTGTAAGCTTCTGGATCTGGAAACTTTAAAGCAAACTCTCTAGATTTGTTTCTTATATCTTTAGAAACTATTTGATCGTATTTTTGATTAGTAATATTTAAGAATACTTCTCTTCTTATTCTTCCATATTCTTCTGGTACTTTTAATGCTAAAGGTTTTCCCTCATCATCAAACGTAGTATATGCCTGAGAGTTTATTGCATAAGCAGCATTCTCAGCTTCTTCTCTTCCTTTAGCTATTGCATCTCGCATTGTATGCTGTCTAAATGTTTCAGCAACTTCAGAAACAGCATTCCAAACATTTTCACTACCATCATCAAAAGATCTTACACCTATTGGTGATAGTGTAACCTGTCTTTTATGTTTAATAAAACTCATATTACACTGCCTTAAAATCCATATAGGCATTACCCATAGTGCCTATTGCTTTAAACAAAGCTGCTCTCCTAGTGTTAGACGCTTTTTCATATTGAATTAAAGAAGCCACAGTTCGACTACTCTTTTCTAAAGAAGCTTGGGTTTGCATCATTGCTATGTTTGAACCAAATGCATCAGCTTGTGCTTCTTCAAAAGCAGCAACATTCATTGTTTTCTCACCTTCTTGGAAGGAAAACATAGCATCATTAACATTAGAAGCTGCTTCGTATTGCAATTGTAAAAGGTTTTGTTCTTGAACAGCTTGCGCTTGGGAAATAATATTTTCTATTTCCATTTGCTTTGCTTGGTTTTCTTGCTGTCTTGCAGCAGCTCTACCAGCAGACAAAGTGCCTAGTGCGCTTATTGCTCCGAATATAAGTGGTAGTGCCATTAGAATATTAACTCCGCTACTAATCCATTCACTTGCAAATCAAGTGGTGCATCTTGTGTTATTGTTACTTGTGGATCTCGACTATAACCAAGCAATCTAAATTCTTTCCTACCTGTTACTGGTGTTAGTTGTTGTGATAAATCATCTGTAACATTTCTTACTAGTAAATTAGTATCATTAACTTTTACTGACAATGTATCAGTTAAATCTAAAAATACAGCACTAATCCCTCTTGGTATACCAGTAACAGGTCCATTGCCTAATGTTGCGTCAATAGGATTTGTTTTTAATTCAATATCAAACTTCTTACCTATTTCAGCAAAACTTAAAGAAGAATCAACAGATGATACATTTACATTGCCACCTGATACAGTAAACTCACCAATAAAGTTATTGCCATGAATAACATTAACAACAGCACCATTGTTATAGTCAGCTGAAACATTAAACACACCATTGCTTCCATTATAAACTTTAGCCATATCAGTATTAAACAATCTATTAAACTCACATAAAACTATCTTTTTTGTTCCATCTCCCAGATCATATTCAACATTAGCAAAGACTCGATCATCGATGGTAACGCATGAATGAAAAATACCATCAGTTGTAAACTCTACCCAGCCAGCCCTTTGCTCTGCTCTATTAGAATTAAACACAGCCATTGTTCCATCATTATTCAAAACAAAAATATAATTCTCTGCTCTTGATAAAGCACCATACAATGCGTTCATTTCTATTGGTGTTTTAATTAAATGCGAAGCTGTTGTTGATATAGGGTTTGCAACATAAGCATCTTCACCATCAGCAAAAATATATTCTCTAGCAATCTGACCGCCCTTTTGAATAAATAGTGTAGCACCATCAATAAGTTGCGGTCTAATAAAACCAGATCCAAAAGGAGTTTGTTTCTTTAGCTGTGCATTGGTCGGAGTCAATGGTTGATTTTGAAATGATGGTATATACATTTCAGCAGATGCAGCAAAGATTTGTAAATCACGATTAGATACAACATGGCGAATTTGTTGAACCTCACCAACAGCAGCTGTTAAATGTATTGAGTCATTATCTTCAGACTTACCAATGTCAAAATTAAAATATCTTCCTGATTTGCTAAACCATATTGAGTCAGGTTGTGCTAATGTACCAGCAAAAACTAATCTGTTTTCATGGAATGTAACAGCAGCTGGAAACCCTCGAAGACTAGAATAAGACTGCTCATCCCAAGTTGTTATTGGAGCATGAGTAGAATAACTGGGTGTCCCACCTCCCAGTTCAGAACTCGTTGCAGAACCACCAGCTGTTACTGTAAAAACATCATCACTAATAACTTCTGCTACAGTTCTAGAACCATTTATATTTCCTACAGCAATACCACCAACAGTACCAGAATCTGATATAGTAATTGCATTACCAACAGATAAACCATGACTAACAAATGTTATTTCAATTTTGTTTGAGCCTTCATTAGTTCTTACTGAGTTTGGCGTTAATTTTACCTTTAGCTCATCAAGAATATTACCAGTAGCTGTAGTAGAGTTTGTTACACCAGTAATTTCTATTTCACTTTTATTATATCTTATTGTTGTTCCAATATGCTTAGAGGGAGATGATGTATCCCAATAACCAGTGCTTGTAGTTAAAGTAACGCCATTACCAGTAGTTGCACTAACATCAAGTGTCATTGTTGGTGTCTGAAACGGATAGAATGGTTGGTAAACTACAGTTGCATCTGACTTTTGATCAAATGCAAATGTTTCTACTTGAAAAGTTGTTAAGCTAGTTCTTACTAATTGTCTTGGCATAAATAGTTGATGTGCAATAAACATAACATCGCCAGCTTGTGCAAAAGTATATTCATGCAAAAAATCATGATCAAAAGGTAAAGCAGCTGAAGCAATGTCTGAAGTGATTGTTTGAATTAAAGAAACATCACCAGTGCTAGGGCTTATTTGAAATATTCTTACTTTAGCATTTTCAAGAGAAATAATGTATTGCTCATCATCAGAAAATATAAATGGCAATAATCTACACTGTTGAGTTTTAGCTGTATTGATTGTTGTATCATATTGATAGATAGCTTCTAAACCAGCACGTTTTAACAAACCACCTTCAGATCTAAGTAAAAAGTTTTTAACTCTTTGTGCAGACTGATTGTATACTTGTATATCAGTTCTTGATGTTAATGACGGACTTACTTCCCCAAACTGAAAGTTAGTTAATGGTACTCGTATTTTTTCCATTATGTTCGCCTGTTAGTAATAAACCTATTAGTGGAAAACTTTCTTGTTGTTTGTTGTTGAGAGTCTAAGGTTCTAGCTTTTGCCATAGATGATTGAGCTTGCGCTCCCATCAACTGAGCAAGACCCTGATCTCTAGCAAGGCTAACAGCAAAAACTGTTGCGATCTCATATTCTACAGCAACTGTAAAATAAGAAGGCCAAAACTGCTCATTTACTCTAAATGTAAAATCAAGAACCAAAACAGCTGTTGGATCTACATCACAAAATATTTTATCATTATATACCTGATACTCAATAGGATTGTCATTTTGAGTAACTGAATGTGTCATTAACCAATCGCTAGGAAGTTGATAAGCAGCATCATATCTTCCAGTAGGAGCATCAGATAATCTATTTAAAACAACTTGATTTGTTGCAAATCTCCATCTGGAATTAACAAGAGAAGATCTAGCTATATCTTCATACATATTTGTAGCAACCAATGCTTCATTTGTATTGTCTCCAAAAGAAGCAATAGGCTCTGCTCCTATAAGTATTAAAGCTCTACTACATACATCTATTGGTGAATTGGATGCTGTGCTTGAAACTGCCATACTAAATCCTCAAAGAAAGGTGGGGCCGAAGCCCCAACCTATTAGTCACTATCAGTTGCTGTAACAGTTAAGCCATCGGTTACGTCAATAGCGGTTGCCGAAACATCCTTTGCGTAAACGAGGCTAACAGCTGGTGTGCCACCTGTTGATGTAACAGCAATAATAACGTCCAAAGAACGAACCATGCCGATTGCATCATTAAAGTAGCCAGCAGTGTTTACATCACCGATTGCATCTGTTGTGGTGTAGTGCCAAAGATTGACACCAGATCCACCAGATAAACGAGTTAGTCCACTTGCACTATAAGCCATTTTCCAACCCTCCTAGTTATTATCTAGCAGTTCGTATATACCATTGTCATCAATGACAACAGAACCCATTGACATCATTGATGTCGCTAGGTGCGATACTTTTTCTGCTATATAGTTTACTTCGGTTTGAACATCAGAGTTCACACCAATGCCAACTGCTCTCATGTGATAAAGAAAGTTCTTACCACCAGCTACAGCTGAAGTTGAAAAGATCTTGAAGCCCAAGAACTCTTTCATTGTCATACCACCAGCAAACGGTAGGTTTTGTGGTCCGACAAAATCACTTGAAGCAAACTCTGTAATATTAAACAAATCTGCAAAACCAGCTGGGGACATTGCAAGATAACGCTGTCCATCTTCTGGAATGCTTGCTGTGCCAAATGTTTCAAATGCTGATAGCAAATCTGCTTTGCTTACAGCTGAACCACCAGCACCCAACTGAGTTGAGTTAGCACCAGCATCCATAGCTGTTGTAATGATTTCATCAGTTTTACGCCCCAATGCAGCAGCAGCACTCTCGGCAATAGCCTGACGCTCGTTGATATTTGTTTTCAACTCGTCAAGTTTGTCGATGTACTCAGCAGCATAAAAGTCAGCCATTGTTACTTCCACATTAGTATGTGCAAGTTCCATTGGTGTGACATTACCGTTGCGTGATTTAGTTGACGCTGTTCCAGTTCCTATCTTCTGGAATCGAGCGACATTGCCTGACACATTCGTAGAACGAATGGTATTACGCAGTTTAGAACCCATGCGCTGGTATGCAAGATGCACATCGGTTTCGAACTGCTTAATAAAGGCTTGGTCTATTGTATTAGCCAATTTTAAGTCTCCTAAGTTAAGTTACGGCATCTTGGGTGTCCGATCTACATCATCAACGAAGGTGTCCAAATGGGCTTCTCAGTGTATTACGGGCCTTGATAATTTATGTGAAACACAATTTTGACTCGGATTGCAACGCACAAAATCAACATATGTAATATTTTTCCAGTCGCTAAACCCCACAGGCTCGAAGCCTAACCACACTGCCCAGTTCAACATTGACTCATATTCTTTTGCTATTTGCATAGATAAATCAGGATATGACTGATCTAAAAATGATATTAACATCTTCGATCCACGTGCTAATCCCTTAAAGTTTTTCGTAATGTGTTTTGTAAATAAAGCAAAGAGTTGTGGTGGCTCTTCAGAAAAAAACACACCACTTGCTACCATAATGTTCCAATCTTTATCTCTTACAATATAAACTTCAGAATCTTTTTGGAGATCTTTTAAAGCTTCGAGAACAGTAGTATAACCAAGATTTGACAACTCTCTTTGAGTTTCTTTATGCAATATAGGTAACATTTCTGCTATGTGATGTTCGTAAAAAGGAGTCATATAATACGACCCACTTTGTAATATCTTTACTTCATCCATATAATTTTTTGTAACCTTCATTTACTTGATTAACAAAATTGTTATCTCTCTTAGCTGGGTTCCAATATCTTTCATCTCTCTGCATTTCCTCAAGTTCTACCTCATTAAAGTTTGAAGCAATAGAGCTTTGATCAATTACACTAGGAGATTTTAAATGCTCCATAATCGTTTCTATTGCAATAACCCCTTCACTAATTTCCATCATTCTTTCTATAGCTGGCAATGCTTCTTCTGGAAAAAAATCATTAGCAAAAAGATTTACTGCGTCTATTCTAGCATCAGCATTCTCGCCTAATCGTTTAGCTTCCTCCTCAATGCCTACTTCTTCTGGCAAAGTGGACATATACATTTCAATACCTTTTTTAAATTCATCATGAGTATATCCATTAGAGTGACAATGTTCTGCCCATTCTTTTAGTAAATCACTCTCAATAGCTTCTTCATGATCAATAATATCAGGCAATTCATATTCACCAGCAGAAGAAGGAACACCCTCAGAAGCCTCTGCATTAAGCTCTTCCATTAAACGATCACGAACATCATCTTCTTTTTCTCCAAGTTTTGTTGATAAGGCTGTATATGACTTTGCCATATCTTCTGGAGAATTAAATTTTTCTGGTAACCATTCTGGTCGATCAGACACTTCTTCAGTAGTTACCTCTTCTGTTGCTTCACTTTCTGTTGATTCACTTACTTGATTTTCTTCCATTATCTTTCACCTTATGTGCATGGTTCATACGAGCTTCGATCAAACCAACTAAATATCGTTGACCTTCCATATGACGCAGTTCTTCCGTAGTTACATTTGGGCCATTTACCATTTCAATAGTAATTGATCTTAAATACTGCAAGACTGATTGTCCTGTCGCAGAGCCAAACAATGTGGCTACATTCTTGCTAATTTCTTGATCTTTTTCTTGTGGACGCTGTATCCCATCAACTCCCACATTAATTTTCTTAGTCAAGCATTACTCCATAGGTTGTGGTGCTTGCGCCTGACCTTGCTGCATTTGCTTCATTAAATCAACTATTTCTTTTCTTTCGTCAGCATCTCTTACTAAATTATCAGGAACACCAAACTTCTTAGCTAAATATGCAGCTGTTTCTTCAGAGTTAATTAATACTTGCATCATGTCTGGACCAAAAGCTCCTTGAGCTAACTCTAAAAATCTAGAAACAGATGTTATATCAGCATTAGCTTGAGCTTGTGCTAATGGAGATACAGACTTAATTTTTACCTCTCTACCATTAAGAACAGGTACTTCGATGCGACCTTGTTTCTTTAATATATGAATAACTCTTTGCAAAACAGGTTGAACAAGTTCTACTTGCAATCTTCCAAAAGCAGATCCAATGCGCCTAGATAAATCAGCCATACGTTCTGCAACCTCAGTAGCAGAAGCTGGCGTTCTATTTGGATCTCCAAGCATATCATTATACAAAGCTCGTTTGATATTATTACGCATATCACCAAGAACAAGTTGCGCTACATCAAAACTACCAGCAGCATTTATTGGTTGCAAACCAGCAGATCCCATAGCTTTAGGAATTATAGTCCCTGGAACAAGATTGATTGTGTCAGGGTTTACAACGCCATCATCTTCCATTTGGTAAATGCCAGAGATAGCCATTTGTGCATTCTCAAGTATTAACTCAACAGTAAGATTGGTTGTTTTGATTGCGCTTAATGCATTGAATAGTGGGCCTCGACCATAAACTTCACCAGCACATTTAGACCAACGAAAACAAATAAAAGGATTAGAACCTACACCCTTCATGCTTTCAGTCATAATTAAAGACTTAGTTGTTAAACAAATAGCGTAATGTAGAAAAGCTTCTTCATTTGTTTTAGAATAATCACGGCAAACTATTTCTAATACTGTTGTTGTGTTGTCAGATCTTTGATTTATTAACTGCTGAAGCTGATCATTAAATGTACCTTTTGGATATAGTAAAGGTAATTGATCATAGCGTATTTGTTTTCTTTCTCTAAAAACATGATCTATTCGATCATCAGGCCCAGTGTCTAGTATGACATGAGGTAACGGTATTGCGGAAAAACGTATAGGATTTATAGCATCGCCTTCTTCGCATACTAAGACACCAGTACCAACTGCTAAGTCCATAAAGGATTCATGAACTTCTTGTGCAAAATTTGAGTTTTGTATTATCTCAAATACATATTCTGTTACTTCTTCAAGGTCATTATTAATACCATCCCTTTGTGCTTTAGGAACTTCTGACCCACTTGTTAAGTCTGCCCATCTAGCAAAGTTAGGAACAAGACCAGATTGTAATCTTGATGCAAATTCTTGAACGCCTACAACAGCAGTTTCATCAAAGATCTTATCATCTCTTCTTTGACCAGACACCTCATAGTAGAATGATTCACGTTGCGGCAGCGCAAACTCATAACACTCTTCGAAAACATCAACAAAGTTTGTGCGTTTTGCTTTAGCCTTTTCATATCTTTTAAGATATTCTTTTGCTACTGGGTTTTCTATCATTGCTAAAACCTACTATAATATCCCATTCCACTACCTGACGAAGTAAATAAACTTCTGCGACCAGACTTACCTTTTCCAAGATTGGATCTTGTAACAGGTTTGTTTTTATTAATACTTGCAGCAGAACCCATAGTGGCTTCAACACCAGTTCCTGTTCTAACACTACCAGATAGCTCTGATTGCCTTTGTGATTTTAATTCTTGTTGACGCAGTTTTTCTTCCGCATCTTGAGCAGCAAGTCTTTCCTTTTCAAGTTCTTCTTCTCTTAGTTTTTGTTTCTCAAGTTCAGCTGCTTCTTTAGCAGCAGCAGCTTCAGCCTCTTGTTTCTTTTGCTCTTCTGTAATTTGAGCTTGTCTATTACTTCTACCGCACATAATAAATCTCCTTTACATTTTCCTCAAAGCAGAGAAAAACACTTTTGGCAACGCACAATTACATTCTTGCCCAAAGTCCTTGCCTTCTATTTCTTGATGGTTTTTTATTAAAAACATCAAAGTTTCTTTTAGCTACAATAGGTTTAGCTGGTTTTTGACTGTTGAGTAAAGCTCTACCTTCACCAGCACCTAACATCATATATTGTAAAGCATCATGAATATGAGAG